TAGAACAATTTGCAGATAGAATATTTGCAAACGTTGGTATCGATGTGGAATTTACAAAACATTTTAAGGACAGAGTAAACAGTGAACGCAATGCCAAGCCTATAGTACCAGCAGAACTTACACGTTTGTTCAAACAAGAACGTAAACGTTACGGCAAGCCTATTGCACAAATGGGTCCTGATAGCGAAGCAGTAATGCGTGACTTACAAACAGATATCAATGTACCTTTTGCACTGACATACGACAAGGACAACGACGAGCTTGATCTTATTGCTAAGACAGTGATGCGTAAAAAGGATTTCAACACACCAAACAGGGTATTTGCAGTTGAAGATTCGCCATTTAGAATTGGCACACGTTATGAAATGCCACGTAAAAGTGTACGTACAGGTGTGAAAGAAAGTACAGGACAAATGATGTCATCAGAGCAAATGCTGGCAAAATTGTCAAAGGAAATGCAAGGCACACATACAGGTGCTAGTGATCCAAGTTCAGACTGGTCAAAATATGTTCTATCTCATAAGGGTTTTAAACTTAAAGATATACAAGTTGATAAGATACCAACAGCAGTAAAAAGCGATGGTATGAGTCAAGCCAACATTGAAAAATATAAAAAAGCAGACACCACAAAATTTCCACCTGTAGTAATAGGCGACAATGGATATCTGTTAGATGGAAATCACAGACTTCAAGCATATAAGTTTCAAGGTATCAAAACAATCAAAGCCTATATCGGCGAAAGCACAGTTGTAACTGAAGGTGCTACTAAAAAGCATCCTAAAGAGCCTGGTGCATACTTGATGACACACAATGGATTAGAATACAAAATATCAAGACACCTAGATGATAACGACATACACAGAGGCGAATGGGATATATTTGTAAAAGGTATAAGTGCATTTACAGGCGACAAATGGGAATGGGTAGACACTGTAAGTCAAAGATGGAATGCTATTGCACGTGTCAAAGGACTATCAGAAAGCACTGAAAAAGAAAAAATTGCTTTTAACTGGTTAAGTGAAAGTCGTGCATACAGAACACCAAGACAACTTAACGGACTGAAACAAAGTCAACTAGGCGAGCAGTTGTTTGAACAACTGTTGGCGTTGCAGATACTTGCAAACAGTGATCCAGACTATGCCGCTCGTATTGCCGGTGACATAATGAAACTGCAAAACTGGCCTGGGTTTAGAACTAGCCAACCTGACTTGTATAATGTTATTGCAATGATAATGAAACCAGAAAAGTTCAAAGATAGAATTGCACAGAATGTACAAATTACCATCCCTGAATTGAGATTAAAACGTAATCTACGTAACATTGCAAAAAAAGAATTCCAAAACAGTGATTACAGTTACATGATGCTCATGCTACAACGTAACATGGTAGATTTTTTACCAGCACCACTGATACAAATGCGTAGACAAATTGCTAATTGGGAACGTATTGTACCTAGGGATAAGAATGTTATACGTGATAGACTTATGCTACAGATGCGTAAATCGGGCTTACAGAACGAATTTTACGAGTTTTTACGTCGAACAAAAATCTTCAAACGACGCTAAATAAAAGTAGGAACCGAACAATCGGATTCCACCATTAGATATAGGAGATTAAAATGGCAGAATTTACAAGAACCCATGGTAATGCACAACAGGTATTCCATATTGATACAGGCAACGGAAGTTTATCCGGTGCATTAGCTGCATCAGCACCAGTTAACGTAACTGGACCAAAACTAGACTTTTTCAAAGTTATTGTACAAAACGGTTCAAACGCAAACCAAGACTTACAAGCACAAGTTGGAACAGGTTTAGCAGTAGAAGCAATTTTACAAAACATTCAACAAATTGCTGGTGTTTACATATACCAAGTTGAAGATGCAAACGCAGGTCAAATTTCAGTTGCAACATACCCAACAGGTGCATACACTGCCGCATCATTGCAAACATCAATCAGAACATTAACTTCTGCAGGTACTGGCGGTATTGACTGTTCAGGTTCAGACGTTACTGATTCAGGTTTCAAATTAGCATAATTTTAATTTGCTATAACCAAATACTAAACCCTAGTTTTTATTAACTAGGGTTTTTTTGTGGCTAAATATTCGCATGCAGAAAACCGAATGGATATATGAAAGTCCTGATAAAGGAAACACAGTATACAGACGCCGTGCCAATAGTAGAGAACGTGAACTTGTGATCAAAAAACCTCACGCACATTCAATCTCTAAAAATTTTACTGAAATCGTAGCAGAAAGTGCCAACGACCCTGCACTTAAAGAGATGCTTGATAAACTACAAGTGTATTGGAGTTTACGAAATGGAGCAAATTAGAGTCACTACATATTTTGATTGTACACAAACTAACACCACAAGTTATCGTAAAATAAAAAATAGTAACACTTTTACTACTGCCGAAGAATGGGATTATAGTCGTAATCAACAACGAAATTTTGAAACAATATTACAATGCGTAAGTCTAAGAGCTACTCCAGATAACATATCAGTTCCAGTGTATATTAAAGATGAAAATGGCATGAAACATTGGACTTTTACTTTTAGTATTTCTCACAACGGTGCATTTGCAACTGAACATGACGAAACTGGCTTGCTAAAAGAGTCAGTATTTGGTGTTCCGATGATTGTTGGTTTATCTGACTCACACAAAGAAGGGTTTTTGGTACCGTATCTGGTTGCTAGTGGCGAAAAGCCAAATATATTTTTTGAGATAATAAAAGACGCAACAAAATAAATATACTTAACAATGATTAAGAGAGACTACGATGGTAGACACAGCACCAATCGAAAAAAAGAGTTTAGAAGCACATGTTGATTTATGTGCAGAGCGATATAAATCTATGGCCTCAAATATAGAAGGCTTAGATAAAAAAGTAGATCGCTTGGAAATGATGATTAATGAAGTTCATGGTATGGTTGAGAAAATGGCTCAACGTAGGACTGACCAGCTGATAGGTTGGGGAACAGGTATAATTGCAGCTCTTGTAGGAACAGTTGGATGGCTAGTGATAACTTACGTAGTCGGGTAACAGAAAAAGCCTCCCGATTATTAAACAAAATTGCAGATGAACTTCTGAACACAAACCCTAATGCCATTTTTATCAATGGTGATAGCATCTTTGCGTTTGCAGACTATGAAATAGTAAAAGAATCTCAAAATGAATATAGTATTTACAGAGACGCTCTGCTAGTTGAAACTTGTAGCAGTTGTAGGATTGCATTAACCTATTGCATACTTGATAAAAACAAAATGCAAATGGATGCAAAACATATAGTAGCACTAGAAGAAAAACTTCTTGGTAGACAGAATGAAATGATGCACTATAGACATGTTGCTTCTAGTGCAAAAGTAGATGATTTTAGACGAGAAGTTGTGCTACACAGACTTGACAGTGCAAAACACGAGTACCATATCATACAAAAACAATTGACTAAAAGTATAAATGTTGCTAAATACTGGCAACAAAAAGGATTTGAAAATGAAACTATTTGACTTAGATTCACCACAGACTAAGCAGTCCAAAAAGGTTCTAGAGAGCTATTTTGGCAATAACATTGACTTTGCGGCACTTAACCCTAAGGACGCAAGCGACATGCTAACAAAAGTTCGTGGTTTGATATATGAACACCGTACAACTAGACCAGTAGTGCAAAGCGAAAATAGCTCAAGTTATATGAAGTTAATTGTAATGGAAAGAGGACTACACGCAAGATTGCGTGAAGCAAATATTACACTTGAACCACAGACAGGTGCGACACAAATCAAAAACGACGGTGACGTAATTGGATCAACAGACGATCAAGCAACTGCTATGCAGTTCAAGAAAGATGTTGAAGATGGTAAAATTACACTTGGTGAACAAGGACAATCCAAACACGAATTTATCCGTGCATTATTTAAATCATATTTTGGACAGCCTCAATGGAATGAGCTAACTGGTGGCCGTTCAGGTATGCGTAGGCTAAAAATTGGTACTGGGGGTAATATGCCTGATACTAATGAATTTCAAAAACAGTTAAAGGCCGCTGGCTTATCAGATGATGTGAGAGTAAAAAAAGCAAAAGATGGAAGTTATATTACAGTACTTTATCCAGATGATTTTAGAATGCAATCCATAACTGAAGCAGAAAATTGGATCAAGAAAGCAACAAGTAAAAATCCTGGTGCATTTACAAGACAAGCAAAGGCTGCTGGCATGAGTACAAGTGCATTTGCTAACAAAGTATTAGCAAACAAAGATGACTATAATGCTAAAACAGAAAAACGTGCAAACCTTGCAAAAACACTAAGCAAGTTTGAAGGCAAAGCAGGTAAAGTGCTTAACCAGATTGCTGAAGGTGCTACACTTAAAATGTCAGGTCGTGTACTAAGTGAAAGCGAAGTACAACAAGCACAAGTTGTTTTAGCCGCACAGGACATGGTAGACAGAATGCAGAAGATGTTAGAAGACGTCACATCAATGCAGTTTAAAGATTTACCGGCGTTGAGCAGTAGCATACAAACTACAATAGGAACTAACGAAGCACAAGCATTCAATGACGCCGCCGGACAAAGTTTAGCAGTACTAGTTGATTCAATACAGGCAGCAAAAGTTGAAATGGAAACTGCACAAGGAACACTAACAGGTGTTGCTCCTGTGGTACCTGGACAAGAAGAAGTTGCTGGTACACCAGCAGTAGCAGAACCAGTAGCCGATCCACTAGCCGCAGATCCAATTGATGCAACTGCAGACGTAAACGTTGATGCAGAAGCAGGCGGTGAAGCAGTTGATGTAAATGTTGATGTACAAGATGGAGCTCTTGGTAGAGCAAGAAGATAAATGCGTATTCTTGAGTTCACAAGTAGATCAGATAAGCCATCTGCACAACAACTCACTGCACTAGCAGAATATCTACTTGGTCGTGCAGACGATGAAGATACAGAACACACTGTACCAATTGGTGTGTTTCTAAGCATGGCACACAACATGGGTGTGAATATTACTGATCAACAACTACGTACTCTAGCAACACAAGATCCTCTTAAGAACATTATTCAAAATGTAGATGCAGACAACATTGTACTTGTCGGTGCAGGAGTTACAGGTGAAGAAGGTGCTGACACCATGACTGTGGATCAAGCACAAGATACAGTTGCTGGAATGGCAGATTCTGCGAACGACCTCATTTAAATGAAAACATTAGTTACTTTTGGCGATAGTTGGCCACAAGGCGGAGAACTTAAAGAAGATCTTGGACAATATCCATACGGAAGACAACTTGCAGATCAGTATCAATATGATTTTGTAAACTATGGGTCAGCAGGTGTAAGTATTGAAGATATGGTACTGCAACTTGACGACTTTTGCAATCAAGATAAATTAAGGCTACTTACATCACCACCTGAAGATACATTGGCTATTTTCTTTTTGACTAATCCAGCCAGAAGTATGCATTGGCCATCAGGTATGAGCTGGATACAGGATTCAGATGAAGAATTACAACGACTTGCAGGAAATGGAGCAGACTTTGTAAAAGCACTAAAGTTACATTTTCATGATAATAACAAAGATAATATTCGAGCAAGTATGGCTGTAATAACACTACAACAAATGTGTAAAACACTTAACATCAACGACTATTACTTTGCAGGATGGATAAGACAAACAGATTGGCTACCTGGTGTAGACACTGATAAAATTTACAAAGGCGGTAACGAAACTGCGGCTGATTGGTTAGGAGCAACTGATCACAATGGCGAGCACCTACTTGGTGTACAAGATAATGAATACATACGTCCAAACTTTGCCCATCCTAATCATAATGGACATGCTTTAATTGCAAAAAAACTTGCAGAATGGATGAAACTGTAGTATAATAATATTATGCTTATAGAAAAATTTCAATACAAGAATCTCTCACGGAAACAGGTCGACGGCAAGCGACTGTATTCTACTCCCGATGGCAATGCTGTGCCCAGTGTAACTACCATACTTGGTGCTACGCAATCAAAAGAAAAGCAAGAAGGTCTTGCACGATGGCGTAAACGTGTAGGCACTGACCAAGCACAAAAGATAGTGACTGAAGCTGCCAACAGAGGTACACGTATGCATACCTACTTAGAAAACTATTGCATTGATGGCACTATCAAAGAGCGTGGTAACAATCCGTTCAGTTGGCAATCACATGCTATGGCACAAGCAGTAATAGAACAGGGCATGTGTAATGTTGACGAAGTATGGGGTGTTGAAGTGCCCATGTACTTTCCAGGAATATATGCAGGCACAACAGACTGCGTGGGTGTACACAACGGTGATGATGCAATCATGGACTTTAAACAATCAAACAAACCAAAAAAAGTTGAGTGGATTGAAGATTATAAACTACAACTTTGTGCATATGCAGAAGCACACAACGAAGTGTACGGAACAAAAATACGTAAAGGTGTAGTGCTCATGGCAGTAAAGCCAGCAGTTGATGACATGGGACATTTAAAAGAAGATCCTTTATATCAAGAGTTTGTTGTCGAAGGTGACGACTTTGAACACTGGCGCCAGCAATGGTGGAAGAGAGTTGAGCAATACTATATTTCAGGCTAAATACAGCTAGATTACGGAGTTTCAATAGATGGCAATAGTACAAGTATCACGGATTACAAACCGTAAAGGTTTGAGTGAAAATTTACCTCAGCTCGCAGGTGCTGAGTTTGGTTGGGTCCTGGACCAACGTAAATTATACATAGGTAACGGCACAATAGCAGACGGTGCACCAGCTATTGGTAACACAGAGATACTTACTCAGTATAGTGATATATTAAATTTAGCAACAAGTTATACTTACAAAGGCGACCATGCAGGTTACACAGTGCAGACAGGACCAACATCAGGAGATCCTGTTACACAGACCATACAAGCAAAATTAGATAACTTTGCAAGTGTATTAGATTTTGGTGCAACAGGGGACGGAGTAACAGACGACACTGATGCTATTAACAGAGCATTGTTCCAGCTTTTTTGCAGACAAACAAATACAACAATTAGACGTAGTTTGTATTTTCCTGCTGGTACATATAGGATTACAAATTCAATTAAGGTTCCTCCGTTTGCAAAGTTATATGGTGATGGCCCAGATAGTGCAATACTAGAAATGGATGTTGGAAGTGATAGTTCATTTGGGGCGTATGTCATCCAAACTGCTGATAGTTTGCAACAAACTTCAACTAATATAGGAACTAATAGTGCAATAGCACCGCAGGATATCGTATTGTCAGGGCTTAGTTTTACAAGTTTAGAAGCAGGTGTTGACATGATGCTTGTTGACAGAGCAGATGGTGTAAGTGTTAACAACTGTAACTTCAAAGGCAACCTTACTACTAATCCAGCAAATGCAAGTGCTGATATTGCTGGAGTGCGTTTTGATAGTACTGCATCAGATACTTGTAAACAAATAGAATTTAACAACTGTAAGTTTAGTTTTTTAACGTATGGACTTATTACTGACGAAAACATACAAGGTGTAACTGTACAAAATTCACAGTTTACAAACCTATATCAAGGCGTAATGCTAGGCACAGGCACACCAGACAATGGCGGACCTGAAGGTGTAAGAATTGTACAAAACTTATTTGATAAAATTGGCAAACAAGGCATAAGCATTGGTGCAGTTTCTCTTAATATTAGTGCTTACAATATATTTTTAGACGTTGCAAACGATTACTTAGGAGCAGGCAACCAAGCAGCCGCTGTAATTGAATTCAACGGTGATAACAATGTATCTGTTGGTGATATGTTTGAACGCTCAGATGCTGACGACAGATCTCAACCTCGTGTAAAAAATAATGACAAAGCCTGTTACGCATTAACAAACGGCGATGAAATTGAAATTGGAACATATCACAGACTAGCAGGTGTAAATTCTGCACTATCAGTACAAGGAAGTGCAACAACAATTTTTACAGTAAATACTCTTAATGCAACTGCTTTCAATGTGATATATCAATACAAAGAACCAACAACTAACGTCATACGTTTTGGCGAGTTAAGAGTTGTAGGACAAGATACAGATGATAGTGCTGGTACACTAGCATATGTAGATGACTTTTCAGAAGACAATCCAAACAGTTTTGTTCTAAGTGCAGTGCAAAGCGGATCAACAATTAGCATCCAATACACAAGCACCATAGCAGCAACCTTTAAATATTCAATAGAACATCTTTCTGTATAACTAAAATATACACGATTTTATAGCCAAAAAGACCTATTATGGTCTTGCAAAATTCTTATGAATATGCTATACTAATCGTATATCAGAATTACTATATAGTCCAAGTGAACAATGGATTATACACACTTAATTGGATGGTGGATAACACAGTAAATAGGACACTTAAAGAATTCCAAAAAATTAACCAGAAACATAGACTCTGCTATGTTTGCACACAAGATTGATAGAAAGGCCCCATAAATGACAATTCAAGTTACCAAAAGAGACGGAAGTAAAGAAGCATTAGACATTGAAAAATTACACAAAGTAGTTTGGTGGGCAACAGAGAATATAACAGGAGTAAGTGCAAGCCAAGTTGAAATAAGCAGTAACGTACAGTTTTATGATGGCATCTCAAGTACAGACATACAAGAAACACTTATAAAAAGTGCCGCTGATTTAATATCTGAAGAAACACCAAACTATCAAACAGTTGCTGGTAGACTTATTGTATATCATATTAACAAAATGGTTTATGGTGGTGCAACGCCGTGGCATATTTACAAACTTGTAAAACACAATGTTGAAAAGGGTTTCTATGATGCAGAACTGTTAAGCGAATACACTGAAGAAGAATGGGATACCATCAACAGTTGGGTAAAACATGAACGTGATGAACAACTGACATATGCGGCCATGGAACAGTTTCGTGGCAAGTATCTTGTGCAAAACAGAGTAACAAAAACACTTTATGAAACTCCGCAGATGGCATACATGCTTATAGCCGCCACACTGTTTCAAGACTATGATCGCAAAAACAGACTGCGTTATGTAAAAGATTACTATGATGCTATTTCAACACACCAAATCAGTTTACCCACTCCAGTAATGGCAGGTGTTCGTACACCACAAAGACAGTTTTCAAGTTGTGTACTAATTGAAACCGATGATAGTTTGGATAGTATAAATGCAACTGCAAGTTCAATTGTAAAATACGTTTCACAAAAAGCAGGCATTGGTATCAACGGTGGACGTATTAGAGCATTAGGATCACCTATTAGAAATGGTGATGCTTATCACACAGGCGTTGTGCCATTTTATAAAATGTTCCAAGCGGCCACACGTAGTTGTTCGCAAGGTGGAGTGCGTAACGGAGCGGCAACACTTTATTATCCACTGTGGCATCTAGAAGTTGAAGACTTGTTAGTGTTAAAGAATAACAAAGGCACAGAAGACAACAGAGTTAGACACATGGACTATGGTGTACAGTTTAACAAACTAATGTACGAACGTTTGATGAGTGGTGGAGATATTACACTGTTCTCTCCAAATGATGTTCCAGGATTATACGACGCATTCTTTGCTGACCAAGATAAGTTCCGTGAACTATACGAAGCTGCAGAACGTAAAACAAGTATACGTAAGAAGAAGATAAGTGCCACGGAACTTTTTAGTGCATTTATGCAAGAACGTAAAGACACAGGAAGAATATACTTGCAAAATGTGGATCATGCAAATGAACATAGCAGTTTCAAAACTGATGTTGCACCAATCAAACAAAGTAACTTGTGTTGTGAAATAGACTTGCCAACCAAGCCTCTAGATGATATAAATGATGTTACAGGTGAAATAGCATTGTGTACATTGAGTGCCATCAATTGGGGTAGTTTTACAAATCCTGAAGACATGGAAAAAGCCTGTACACTAGCAGTGCGTGGACTTGATGCACTGTTAAGTTATCAAAACTATCCTATTATTGCCGCACAAATGGCAACAGAAGGTAGACGCCCATTGGGTGTTGGTATTATTAATCTTGCATACTTTTTAGCAAAGAACGACACCAGTTATTCAGATCCAGATGCACTCAAACTAGTGGATACTTGGGCACAACATTGGAGTTACTACTTGATAAAAGCAAGTGCAGATCTTGCAGAAGAGTTTGGTGCATGTCCGATGAATAATGAAACAAAGTATTCTGATGGAATATTACCTGTTGACACATATAAAAAGGATGTTGACGAATTAGTAGTACATATAGATGCAGTTGACTGGACAGGGTTGAGAACACAACTTAGAGAAACTGGCATACGTAACTCAACACTGATGGCTCTTATGCCTGCAGAAACATCAGCACAGATAAGCAACAGTACAAACGGTATTGAGCCACCGAGGGCATTTGTAAGTATCAAGCAAAGCAAAGATGGTGTACTTAAACAGGTTGTGCCAGGATTCGCACGTTACAAAAACAAATACGAACTACTATGGGATCAAAAGTCTCCAGAGGGTTACATAAAGATAATGGCAGTTATGCAAAAATATATTGATCAAGGTATAAGTGTAAACACGTCTTACAACCCCGTACACTATGAAGATGAAAAGATACCAATGAGTGTAATGCTACAACATCTGCTACTATGTTATAAATATGGACACAAGCAGTTGTATTACTTCAACACATTTGATGGTGCTGGAGAAATTGACATAGACAAAATGAACGAAACACAACAAAAAGAAATTACTATCGAAGAGCCGATGTATGAAGAAGCCTGCGATAGTTGCACAATATAGGAAACACAATGAGTGTATTGAATACAGCCAATAGAGACCATACGACCAGTCTTGCATTTTTAGATCCAGCGGGCGGAGTTGGTATACAACGTTATGACACACTAAAGTATCGACAGTTTGATAAACTTACTGACAAACAGTTGGGATTCTTTTGGCGACCAGAAGAAGTAGATGTACTACGTGATGCAAAAGACTTCAAAGAACTTACTACGAACGAAAAACATATCTTTACTAGCAATTTAAAAAGACAAATCTTATTGGATAGTGTGCAAGGTAGAGCACCAATTGAAGCATTTGGTCCTATTGTAAGTCTGCCTGAGTTGGAAAACTGGATTATCACTTGGACGTTTAGTGAAACAATACATTCAAAAAGTTACACACACATCATCCGTAATGTGTATGCAAACCCAAGCAAGGTGTTTGATGAGATGATGGACATACAGGAGATCATTGACTGTGGGGAAGACATCACTGCATACTATGATGATTTAGTAGAAACTTGCAGTTACTACAACCTACTAGGTGAAGGTACACACACAGTAAACGGTAAGAAAGTTAAAATTGATCTATACGAACTTAAAAAGAAACTGTGGATTTGTTTGGCAAGTGTAAACATCTTAGAAGGTGTACGTTTTTATGTATCCTTTGCGTGTAGTTGGGCATTTGCTGAACTTAAGAAGATGGAAGGTAATGCTAAAATTATCAAGTTTATTGCACGTGATGAGAATGTACACCTAGCAAGTACACAACAACTAATGAAGATACTTCCGCAAGATGATCCAGACTTTGTAAAAATTAAAGCAGAGTGTGAACCACTTGTAATTAAGATGTTTGAAGATGCAGTAGAACAAGAATGTGCATGGGCGGATTACTTGTTCAAAGACGGATCAATGATTGGACTTAATGCACAGTTGCTCAAAGAATATGTACAGTGGATTGCAAACAAACGTATGACGGCAGTTGGTGTCCCGAGCAGTTACAAAGGTGCAAGTAATCCATTACCTTGGACACAAAAGTGGATTGCAGGTGGCGATGTACAAGTTGCTCCACAAGAAACTGAAATAACCAGTTATGTAAACGGCGGAACAAAACAAGACGTAGATAAAAACAGCTTTGCAGGATTTAGTCTGTGACCGTACTTGCCATTGGCGATAGTAACATTTTGCCAGGCATGAAAATACACAAAGGGAATTGCTCGCATGCTTTTTCACGTGCAATTGGACATGGAGAAGCAGTAGTATGGGGCAGAGGTGGAGCAAGTAATCACTGGGTGCTTGAACATGTAAACAAAGCATTAGATGCCATTGATCAGTATGATGATCCAGTATTCTTTGTTGGTTGGACACAGTGGGAAAGAGAAGAATGGGAATGGGAAGGACAAGATATATCAGTATGTATTGGTCCACATTTTCCTGTACCAAAAGATTTGGAAGAACGTTACTATAAATGGCGTAATGGAATGACAGATAGTGCTATACAAGACATGCGTGACTTTTGGCACGAATTAATATACAATGTTCACATACGAATGACTGATATGGAAATACCGCATCAGTTTTGGACTACCTATGATAACTTTGTAGGTATGCAAGGCGATAAGCAACTAGACTGGCAAGGCACATTTTTTATGCCTTATGATCTGAATGGTTGTATGAGAGAATGGTATCTATCAAACGGTATCCAACCAAATGAAAATGATCTTTGGCATTGGTCCGAATCAGATAGTACTATTTGGGGAGAGATGTTAGCAACACACTATAAGGAAAGGATAGGTAAATGAGTGTCGAAATATATACAAAAGACTTGTGTGGTTATTGTGATGCGGCAAAAGATTTGCTGGATCACATGAGTGTACAGTATACACAGTATAAAATTGGAACAGATGTTAGTCGAGAGCAATTGTTAGAAATAGCACCAAATGCAAAAACTGCACCACAAATTGTTATTCACGGTAATGTTGTTGGTGGATATGACGATTTGTGTGAATACATAGAAAATACAGGGTTCAATGGTTCTGGCTACTAAGTAGTAGCATGAATTATAACGTGTGGAACAAATGGGATAAACTCCAAACAGTGATGCTTGGAGACTGCTACGACCCTGCTTTTTTCCGCGAAATAAAAAACACAAGGATTAAATCAGCACTACAACGTATTGCAAGTGAATCGCAAGAAGATTTAGAAAAATTTTCTAATGTATTAAAAGAGTTTGGATGCGAAGTTCTGCGACCAAACTTAGATTTAAACGATAGCATAATTAATCATGTGAACCAGGATGGACAAATAAGCAGTGTAGCTCGCAGTCCGTTACAAGCCCGTGACGAACAGTTAGTGATTGGAAATAAACTATTTTACACTGGAGTTGATCACCCTGCTATTAGAGAGTCTCTTAACAGATATAATTGTGCGGATACTTTACGAATACATGGACCATTGAAAGAAGCATCATTCCAAGGACATAAAGGCAAAGATTCTCCAGATTGGCCGTCATACGAAGAATTTATCTACAGGTTTTGTAATAATAAGCCTTTTAGTGATAACACTGATGTACACACAGAAATACTAGATATTCAGACAAAAGAAATGTCTTCAGACTTTTTTCCGATCTGTGCTCCTAGTATTACAGTTGTAGGAAAAGACATTTATGTTGATGTAGCAGGTGTAGGGCGTCTACCAACTCCAGCTTCGACACATTTGGTTCTCAATACTTTTGATAAACATCAAGATGATCCTTCACAGATATGGTTAGATGCTTATTTTACAAAGTTTACCAAACTATTTCCAAACTACCGGATAAACTTTCTAAATGTTGGTGGACACAACGATGGATGCTTTCACACTGTGAAACCTGAAGCAATACTTAGTTTACGTGAAATACAAACATACAACGATACATTTCCAGACTGGGATATTTGTTATCTGCAAGACCAAAGTTGGTCAAAGATAGTACCCTTTATGAAATTAAAGCACGAAAATCAAGGCAAATGGTGGGTCCCAGGAGAGGAAGATAATTCTGAGTTTACAAATTTTGTAGAAACGTGGCTTCAAGATTGGGTCGGCTATGTTGAAGAAACTGTATTTGATGTAAATGTTTTAGTGCTTGACGAACATCATGTTTGTGTAAGTCAACCGGATAATGAGATTGTAAATGCATTTTTAAAGAAACACAATATGGAACCTGTGTATGTGCCGTGGCGTCATAGGTATTTTTGGGATGGTGGTCTGCATTGTATAACACTAGATCTAAAAAGGCAAGGCACACAACAAGACTATTTTCCAGATCGAAATAACCCAATAATTGACAAAGGATTTTAAATGTTTGCAAAAGATAAAATTTATTCATTCAGGCTTAGCGATAGTAGCGAGATTATTGCTAAAATAGTTAGTACGGACATAGAAAATAAAATTACAATTTCTAATCCATTTTCTTTGATTCCAACACAACAAGGTGTGCAGTTATTACCAGCACTAATGAGTGCAGATGAGACAAAAAATGTGACCATAAATACAAATAACATTACAATGTACACTGAAACCAACAAAGATATAATTGCAAGTTATATACAGGCAAGTACAGGCATTGTAACACCAACAAAAGGTATACTAAAAGGATAAACATGCCAGGAGCAGTAAGAATAGGTGACCCAAACTCAGCAGGTGGAACTGCAATCGGACCAGGCGCATTGTCTGTGATTATCAACGGCCGACCTGCTTGTTTAACTGGAACAAAAGTGACACCTCATCCTTGTTGTGGTGCTCCAGGATGTTCTATTCATTGTGCAGCCAGTACAACACTTGGATCAATGAGTGTTCTTGCAGAAAACAAACCAATCAACTACGTTGGATCTCCAGACACATGCTTTCATACTAGAGCAACTGGAAGTAACGACGTAATTATTCCAGCAGGTTAATTATGGCTTGTGCTGGTGCAGTAACCGCAAACGTCTTAACTGCTGGTGCAGGAATGGTCGGCGATGTTGGCGGTGAAGTGTTAAAATCTACAAGTGGAATTACAAATCAAATTAAAGACGCAACCACCGGGCTAACTGGGGATGTTAGTATGGCTAGTTTTACAAGTAATCAAGCTGCCTTCCAAGGATTAGCGGCACCAACTGCACTTACAAGCACAATCAGTGGTGTGTCAGGTCTTGGCGGTACTATGCCCCAATCATTTAGTAATATGGCAAGCGGACTAGGTGACAATACCTTTAGTGCAGGCTTTGATGTGTTCTCAGGAGATGCTCTTGCAGTGATGGGACCAGCCGCAGGCATTGGTAGTGTATTACCAACGGGATTGGCTGATGCCGCAAAGGCTATGGGTGGATCAGTGACAGGAACTGACATACTCGGAAATGCTAAAAAGTTTGGAAGTATACTTGGAAGTGCAGAAGGTTTTATAGGAAGTGCTAACGAAATGATTAGTGCGGCTACAAATAGTGCAAGTGCATTTGCCGGCGGAACCTTCCCAGGCATGGATGGTATCATGAGTGGCAATTTAACTGGTATCACCAATGCTTTGCCAGACTTTGGCGCTGACCTTGGTAGTCTTGGTAGTACAATTAATTTTGATAGCATAGGCGATCTTGGTTCTCCTGGGCAATTGCTTAAAAATATGGATCTTGCTGGTAACTTAGGACCTATGTATGATAAGATCGCGGATATATCAGTTGATCCTCGTATTGCACGTAGCTTAGGCGGTGATTTAAGCACTATTACTAACGCAGTGAATGCTGGCACAAGCGGACTCACACTTGGGAGTTTAGGTGTTGATCTAAACAAAGTAGCAGAAATTGGTCCTGCATTACCTAACAATATACAGAGCCAAGTCTTTAATGCATTTGATGGATTATCAACTGCAGAATTAGGAGACGTAAAAGGTATCCTTGGAAATACCCAAGCGGCAATAGCAAAAGGCGGAGACTTGATGAATCCGCAAAAACTATTTCCTTCAAGTTTTTCAACACTTACTGCACCACTTAGAACTGCTAGTGTAGGTGACAGAGCAATTTACACTGCTGACGGAGCAGTAAATGATGAATTTGACGATCTTGGTGAAAAACTATCTGGTGCTTTACCAGATGACTTAGCAGTTGCTAACGGTGCATTATCAAGAAGCATAGGACAAATAAAAGGTGTCGATGGCACAACTGCAAAACTTTTATCAACGGCAGCAACGACTGCTGAAACACTTAAAGACTTGAATTTAGTAAAGAACCAAACAACATATGTTGAGCCTGCGGTTGTTAATTTTTGGACAACACAGTATAGTGTACAAAGTGGAATTACACTTGCAACAGGACCAAACGGTACATTCAGTATAAGCGATGTGATTGGTTATGCCGCTGGTTATAACAGTGCCGCTCCACTACAACAAAACAAAATAGAAATGGAAAAATTAATTGCATCAGGTGCAATGGATGTGTTTACTGCTGATAACGGCTCAGGTAGTGCAAGTACAGGCATTTACAAAGTTATAGATTACTTTGTTGCTGGTGCATACGATCCAACACCTCCAGCGATTACACCATTTGTGATTCCAGCCGGTGTATATGGTGCCGGCACCTATGCAACACAAACTGCAGCCTTTGAAGGCATTATAGCGGCTGCCAAAACATTAATGACCAGTTTCTACAATGCTAATCCTGGAGCACAGATTATACAACGTAATTTCAAACGTATGCAGGACCAACAAGCTAGAGAAAAACTTATTCGTACAAAAATGGATTTAGATTTAGATGTAGTGCAATCCCAAGATAATAATGCAATTCAACTTGCGAGTAATTTACCAA